TCACAACTAGCGCACTGTCGGCATCTGGCGCGAATTTAACATCCGCTGACATAACGGGTGTGGTCACTACAGGCAACATCACGGCTACAGGTGGTACAATAGGCGGATGGAATTTAAGTACTACTACACTAACGAGTAATAACGTTGAGATAAGCAATGCGGGTAAAATCCGAATGGGCCCAAGTGGCGGGCCAACAAGCAGTGCAGTTGGTCAAGAATTAGCTGGTGTTTATATGGACGGAACTGGAGCCTTCTTTGTTTCAGATGGTGGCATTGGATCTGCCGAAGGATATATGAAATTTGATGCGTCATCTAGTACATTTGAATTACAGACGGCTACGGGTGCGCTTACATTTAAGTCCGACGGAACAGTTGCTTCACCAGATTACCTAATTGAAAGAAGCAGATTGTTTGGCTCTGGCACAGATGGGGACGCAACATTAACTACGGGTACAAACCAAAGTACAATTGCGTCAACCTATGATTCACACAATAGCACCGCAAACTTATGGTTATTGATTAGAGACGCATATACTGACGATTTAACAATCAACAGTAGTGTAACTCTCGATACAAATGGATATAGACTATTTGTAAAAGGAACCCTAACCAACAACGGAACAATTAGAAATAACGGTTCCTCTGGTGGCAACGGGTCAGGCAGAGCGACAGTAGGGTCAGCTGGTGCTGGTGGAACTGGATCTACACTAAATGCCGGAACCTCAGGAGTTGTGGGTGGAGCAGGTGGATTCGGTAATGACGGAGACGGCGCAGCAGGTGGAGGTTCTGGTGGTAGTGGTGGAATAATACTTATTTCAGCTAGAATTATAGTTAATAATGGTACTATTGAATCAACCGGAGGTGCTGGTGGTAATGGCGCGAATGGCGTAACGTCTGGAGCATAAAACAGGAGAATAAAAATGGCATTTTTAGCAGGCGCAGCAGGTGGATTGGGAGCAGCAGGTAGTACTGGAGTAGCTGTTTCACGATTAGATGTGATAGATCCTCACATAGTAATTATGATGAGGGATGTAATGGACGGGTCTGAATCAGCAGTCAAACTAAAGGTATCGGGCGCGGCTGGATCAGGTGGTGGTGGTGGTGGAATATCCCTCGACGGAAGTGGAGATTCAGCCCCCGGATCTACTCCAGCAGCAGGAGCTACGGTTAATTCTTGTATAGTTACCAACTCTGCCGTTGCTGGCGGACAGGGAGCAGCTGGCGATGGGACAGGTGTATCGGCATCCAGCGGTGCTGGTGGAGGCGGCTCAGGTGGAAACGGTGGAGCGATTGTTATTATAACCACAAGTACTAGTGTGGGTACTACTAATGTAACTGGAGGATCGCTTGGAAGCAGGGGGAGTATGGGGTCATTTACAAATAGTGCCTCCAACGGAAGTGCAGGGAATTCTGGCACGGTCATACACATCCAAATATAATCTATCAAGGAGCCGTATCGAACACGATCACCTGTACTAACCTATTCGTTGACGCTAGAGCCAAATCAGCGTAACAGGATCAATACGCTTAACGGGTTCAGGCAACAAGTCACGCATTAGACACGGTTTTTTCTCTCCACAGGTTATGGTTCGTTCGAGTCTACCGACCCGTATCCGGCGATTAGGATAGTTATTGCTAATAGGTATTTTTCCGTTTCCGTCCTTCTTATTGGTTGAGAACGTAATCTACTGTATGTAGTAAGATAAATGCAAACTAAATCCACAGTACCCAATGGCTGACATAAGAAAACGTGTAGCAGAGAAAACGGCACAGGCTATAACTATTACGCCAAACGTTTCTACGCTCGGCAAGACTATAAACGCATACGCTGTCAGCAGGGGCGAAACGGCGAACGGTACTGTTTCAGGTTCAATTCAAGTAGACCACGACGCAACTACAAACTTTGTATCTGGAGAGCATTTCACTCAAGCTAACATCACAACCGTTGGAACGGTAACAGCAGGAAGCGTAGCAGCAATTCTCCCAGCGGACATCCTTTCGGGTTCTATAAATAACAATAATTGGAGTGGAGTTGATCTATCAGTGGTCAATGGTGGAACGGGATTATCTTCTGTGACATCTAATGCCATTCTTAAAGGAAATGCGACAGGCGCTCTAGTAGTTTCAGGTGTAACAATTGATGCCAGTAATCAAATAACAGCCGCTGATTTTATTCTATCATCCGATATTAAATTGAAACGAAATGTTGAACCATTGAATAATTCATTGATTCATATTCAGCGATTAAATGGCATTCGTTATAATTTAAAAGGTGAGCCTAATTCTAGAAAACGCTTGGGTGTAATTGCTCAGGATGTTGAAGCGGTATATCCAGAAGCGGTAATATTAAAAGAAGATGGTTTCAAAGGAGTCTCATATAATCAATTGGTTCCTGTATTGCTTGAAGCAATTAAAGAACTGAATGTTAGGGTTGAATATTTAGAGGGTAAATTAGATGCCAGGTAAATTATCGGAATTAATGATAGAAACAGGATTCCCATTGGCAACTAGCTTTAATTTATTAGTCGTCGATTTAGGATTCACGGGTGGATCGATGTCTGATTTTAAATTCACAGGAATAGAATTTGCATCCACCGCGATCGGTATTCTGAAAATATTGTCTCCACAGTTAGCACCATCCGGATCAACTGATTTGTCTAGAACCGGCGCTGGTAGCAAGGCGTATACATGTGATACGAATGTATTAACCATTAATAAACAAAAAACATCAGGAACGGAAGATAATTTACGAATAGATGTCAACGGAACCACTATATTAACTCATATTGAATATGTCGATACGACTACATTGATTGGTACGGCTGACACTTATAAATTTGTGGGCGTTAATATTGGCGGTACAGGAACCGTTGATTATTCGGTAAGTTGTTCATATGCAGGAGACTTCAATGGAACTATAAATGGAAATACAACCACAATGACTGTTGATGACAGCGATGCAGGTGGAATTTAATATAAGTTAATTTATTAATGAATTATTCAATAATATAAATTCATATTCGAATTATACGATTAAAATCTATATTTATATATATTTATAATTAAAGTAAATAATACACGGTTATATTGAATGAAAAATAATTTGGTTTTAGATTGTATCCGAGATGGTGGGGCGATAAAACCCTTGCTGGTGAACAGTGATAGGACGAATGGACTTGGGTTGATGAATCCATCAATTTATATTGACAATGGAAAAATAATAGGGATCCTCAGACAAACTAACTATACATTCTACCATTCAGAACGGAAGTTATTCCAGCACCCGTCCGGTCCGTTGTCGTATATTCACCCAGAAAATGATTTAAAATTAAGGACGTGGAACTGGTACTTTGAACTAGATTCTGAACTTAATATGACCAAATGTGTTCAAATAGATACGTCCAAATTTGATACGTATGAACCTCTTTGGGATTTTGTTGGCTTAGAAGATGCTCGTATTTTCAGATGGGGCGGGAAATTATATCACTCTGGAGTAAGAAGAGACACTACTCCCATCGGGCAGGGTAGGATGGAAATTTCTGAACTTAAAATATCTGGGCCAGCAGTATTTGAAATATCTAGAGTTCGTATAGAAACCCCAAATGATCCAGATTCATATTGTGAAAAAAACTGGATGCCTGTCATTGACAAGCCGAATCACTATATCAAATGGACGAACCCAACCGAATTAGTTAAAGTTGATATTTTAACTGGAAAATCTGAAACAATAGCAATAACAAATAAAGTTGATTTGCCTAGAGATTTACGAGGTGGTTCTCAGGTAATCCCATATAATGATGGGTATATTGCGATCACACATGAAGTTGATTTATTCAATAGTAGAGAAGGAAGAAAAGATGCGGTATACTATCATCGATTTATAATATGGGATGCGGAATGGAATATAATAAAATGTTCTGATGCGTTTCACCTTATGGATGCCGACGTTGAATTTTGTATCGGAATGGCTGAACTAGGAGATTCGTTTTTATTTACCTTCGGATTTCAGGATAACGCGGCGTTTGTACTAAAGGCTAAAAAGTCAACAATAGAAAATTTCATATTTAATACAGAAAACGATGGATAGAGCTTATATTATAAATTACTTACGTTCTAAAATAAATGCTAACGATTATCTAGAAATTGGATACGGCGATGGTGTATGTTTCAGCACGATAGAATGTAAAAACAAAACGGCGGTGGATCCATTTGTAACTGATACACTTGATGTGGTGACGTTAGAATCGGACGCTTTCTTTTTGAAAAATAAAAATACGTTTGATTTGATTTTTATCGATGGATTGCACCACTCAGACCAATTATATCGTGATATATCAAATTCATTAGATATATTAAACAAAGGTGGTTGGATAGCTATACATAATACGCTACCGTATACAAATCAGATGCAAGAAGTCCCATATCAAGGCGGGTTATGGACTGGTGATTGTTTGAAGGCGGTCGTTAGTGCCAGACAAACTATTCCTAATATAGATGTTTTTACAATAGACATTGATTACGGATTAACAATAATCAGAAAATCAGAAAATGATACTGATCTATTGGAACCAATTCTAGATATGAGTTATGACTCATTTTTGAAAAATAAGATCAAATGGTTAAACGTAATAAATATATTCGACTTTTATAGCATGTTTGCTGGTTCTAACCACACTCAGTTATTAGATCACTACATACATTACCCTCAATGCGATTTAATCAATTTCAACATGGGGGTATTTTATGAAAGCATTGGTCAGACCGCCGCGGCTATCTCATTTTATGTGCGATGTTCCGAGCGAACGAATGATGTTTTGTTACAATACGAATCAATGCTCAGAGCCGGGCTGTGTTTCGAAAAACAAGGAATACGAGACACTTCAGTTATAGGATTGTATCAGCACGCAGTTTCGTTACTACCGTGGAGACCCGAGGGGTATTTCCTATTAAGTAGATTCTATGAACATTCAACACGATGGTTTGACGGATATACTATGGCATCTATTGCCGAAAAGATGGTTAATTTTAATTCACATCCGCTTAGGACAAATGTGGAATATCCAGGACCATACGGAATATTGTTTGAAAAGGCGGTAGTATCATGGTGGTGCGGTCTATGCGCAGAATCTATAGACCTGTTTAAACATCTACTATTGAATTATAATCTATCTACAATACATCGTGAGTCGTGTATCACTAATTTACTTAGATTGGATGGTTCTTCGCTAACTAATGGATTTAAATTCGACGGTGTTAATCATGAGATATTAGAATCATACAAGCATTTGAATTTATATTATGATAGTTCACATGAAAACTTGAAAATAAAATTCGATGGATCCGATTTGATTAAACGAAACCACTCAGAAGCGTTTCAGGACATGTTTGTATTAACTGCGTTAGGTGGTAAGATGAATGGTAGTTATTTGGAAATAGGTGCTGGTTGTCCTGTTTTTGGAAACAATACGTATCTCCTTGAATCTGAATTTGATTGGAGTGGTATCTCGATTGATATTGTGCCGGATACAGTTGATACCTTTAATTTGAATAGAAAAAATAAGGCAATATTGGCCGATGCGTTGGAAGTTAATTATGAAGAACTATTAAATAAAAATAACTTACCGAATTCAATAGATTATTTACAACTGGATTGCGACACACCTGAAGTCACATATAATATTTTATTGAGAATCCCATTTGATGTATATAAATTTGGTGTAATAACATTTGAACACGACAGCTATGCCGATCCATCCAGTCCATTCAAACGAAAATCAAGAAAGTATTTAAAGAAACTTGGATATGTTTTGGTTGTATCAAATGTGTCTCCCCGAGGTGATAATCCATTTGAAGATTGGTGGATACATCCTGATATCGTGGATGTTGATGTTTTAAAGAAGCTCGGTGATCTAACAAATGATAAAACAAAAGAATCCAATACTATATTTTTAAATAAATGATACCAACGATAGGAACTGCTATAATTAAAAATCCTCAATGGGTAACTCGATTGTATTACAGTATAGATTATCCAGTGGAAAACTTTATAATAATAAATAATAACCCAACAGGTGAACTATATCAACCGCTAGAGGATTTAAAGAAAATAAATCATTCATATGTTAAAAACTTACACATAGTACATCTTCCTGGTAATATTGGAGTTGGGGGTGCATGGAATCTTATTATAAAATCAAATCTAATGTCACCATATTGGATTATAACGAATGATGATATTGCGTTTTCTCCTGGGATGCTATCAACAATTGTCGAAAAAGCGAAAGATGATACCATTGGTATGATACACGGCAACGGTGGTGATTTTGGAATTGGTGGATATGATTTGTTTTTAATAAAAGATTGGGTTATTAAACAAGTAGGTATTTTTGATGAGAATCTGTACCCGGCATATTGTGAAGATGCTGATTATATTATGCGTACATATTTAGAAAAAATCAAGGTGGGGATTCTTGATGTGAAATATCCACACGGAACAGGATTTTCGGATGAATACTATCTACACGGGAGTCAAACTGGGAAAACATCAAAGAGCATTGGAGATCAATTGGATGCTATCAATTTGATAAATTTCGAATATATGACTGATAAGTGGGGCGCCGGGTGGAGAACAGTTTCGCCTTCTCTACATCCATTTAATAATCCTACGCTTCCTGTAACTCATACAACATTTGATATAGAGTATGCAAGAAGAAAATTTCTGAAAATATGATTGATCAATTAATAGCGACTGTTAATTGATCAAGTTCTTTTTTTAAGTCTTGTCTGGTAGTCTAGTAGTCGTCTTGCGAATACATATTTATTAAATTTGTTATAATCACATAATTATTACGAATCATTGGAATATTCACAGTAATGCGGAAAATCACTATTTGTTAGTAATGATATATTTATGATTATACCAAAAGAAATAAATTTCATATGAATAATTTTATCAGCGACATTACGCAAGGTGTGTCAAATTTAGTTGAATCTGTGATAACAGCCACAGAAAAGGCAACCGATTATATTGTAATTTATTCCGGGCGATTTCAGCCGTTTCATAAATCACATTATGAAACATATAAAAAACTAACAGCCAAATTCGGTAAGGATAAAGTTTTCATTGGTACGTCGAATAAAACAGATGCAAATTCGTCTCCATTTTCATTCAATGAAAAGAAGCGCATTATGACAAAAATGTTCGGTATAAGTGCAAAGTATATCGTCCAGTTGAAAAACCCATATAGACCCGATGAAATCACTAGTAAATTCAATGATAAGACTACAGCCTATATAGCAGTCGTTGGAGAAAAAGATGCGGCAAGATTGACTGGCAAGTTTTTCAAAGTATATAAAGACGGCATGCAATTGAATCCAATGGTGGATAATGGATATGTTTATATTGCTCCTCATATCACTAACGTATTCGCACTCCCAGGTGGAAAAAAAGATGTGACTGGAACAGTCGTTAGAAACGCTATTCGCACTGGAACGGAAGATGAACAAATAGCGGTATTGAAAATGCTATATCCAAAAATAGACAAATCCATTTTCGATTTAATCATCAAAGGAATAGCAGAGTGCATCACAGATGATGATATTGTACATTTTCTAGAATCAGTTGATATTGGTGAATTGCTTAAAGAATCAACGTCATCGGATTCCGCTGGAGCGACCCAATCCGTTGATGATGGACCTAGATATCATTATCCATCACATACAACATATCAACGCGTCACTTCAAGAAGAGCCGCTAAGATAGGGTATACGGTATTAGATTATATCATCAAGGGAGCAGGACCTCAAGGTGAAATGGCTCCTGATTATCCAGATGGGCCTGTGGATGCTATATCCTACTTACCAGCAGGAGTCGCGGGATTAAAAACACCAATGAATCAACAGGATTTGATTGGGTCGGAAGGCTGGAGTAAATGGTTCGACCATGTTACTAGATCGGCATCTCTTGTTGGGTATGAATTAGTAAAGACGAAGGAGGAAAGGCTTCGACAGGACAAAGAGCATAAACAATCCGCTATACAATCAAAGGCTGATAATAATAAACGATTCAATACAAACACAATGCCAGAGTCCACATTGGTTTTAATAAAAGCGGCATTAAACGAATATCAAGCAAAATCAGATATTTTAGAAATTGCATATGATATAAGTGATGAGCATAGAAACATAGTTGAACATCTAATCGATTTTACCTTTGAAGTATTAGGAATTACTCAATATCCAAATATTAGGCTAACAACGGAAAGGGAAGATATATCGACCACCGCGTATTATAATATCGAATCACATGATATAAAAATATACACAAAAAATAGAGCGTTGGCAGATGTACTACGCTCTATTGTACATGAAATTGTACACCACCAGCAAAATCTAGAAGGTAGGTTAGTTAGAAACGAAGATTCAAAATGGGCAATTGGAGAAACTGATCCATGGGAAACAGAAGCTCATGCAATGGCTGGGCATATTATAACCAAATTCAAACATATATCTGAAAAGAATATCTACTTGAATGAAGCAAGGACAAAGCAAGCAGTCGCTGGTGGGAAGGTTCAACGGTTTATAACTGGTCTTAATATTACACTCTTTGGAAAGAAATATAATGTAGTTGAGTTTGAACGACTATCCATCGATAATGGACAAAGGCTTGTTAGATTCAGAATCGATTCCCCAAGAGAAATAGCGGGTAAGGAAATATATGTATCATTCCAAGAGTTGCGGAGAGGTCGATTTATGGCAACTCCTATACCAAATGCGTTAGAAGAATTTACAAAAAGTGGGACAGTTAAAAGTACAGAATCTGGCAACAAAACATTACATCAATTAAATGAAAACACCAACGGCAATTATGATTACTCATGCTTAATGGTGGTTCACAAGCATATTCCAGCAACCGCACTACCTGTATTGGATCCTGCTGATATTTACGACGAAGTTGGATATGGAATAGAAGATGATCCACATATTACAGTTTTATATGGAATACATCAAGAAATATCATTTGAACAAGTATTAGCGGCAATAGAACCAGTCGGTGAAATTAATGTGAAATTCACAGGTATTAGTATTTTTGAAAATGAAAAATACGATGTGCTGAAATATGATATAGAAAGCGAAGCGTTGCATACAATGAACGCAAAGCTAAGAAATTCAATACCATTTACGAATTCATATGATGAATATCAACCACATTCAACCATAGCATATTTGAAACCAGGAACGGGTAAAAAATACATCAGATTACTCGATGAGCCAATATCAACAATAGTAGATACATTATATTTCAGCACACCAGCTGGAAATAAATCGTTTCATCAATTAAATGAAAATCCAGATACAATCCATGCAGGGGGCTCAAATACTGCTGATATTGGCAGCCGAGATGCTAGGGCATTTGGTATGTTTAATGGTAAGGTATACATTGGCCAGCATCAATGGGAATATCATGATGATTTAGCTTTGTCATATCTTGGCAGAAAGTTAATCACTCAAGCACAATATGATAAATTACCAAAAAATAGATATATCTGGACATATCCTGGAAGATTATGGATTAATAAAAAACTAATTTCATTTTGGAAATACCCGAAAACAAAAGCGGAATTCTTGATACTTTTGAAAAAAATAGAAAAGGCAGCCAAAATTAAAATAATTGGCTCTGGTTGGAAGGTTGAAGTATATCCAGGATCTGATGAAGTAAACAACTTGACGAATGGCGCTAAATTAATCAGTACGGATACATATAGGGGAAGTAAAGACGCTGCTGGAATTAATACAGACCATGCCAAATCACCAATTGACAAGACAAAGAAAACTGTACCAAATAACATGGGCGCAAATAAATCTATTCCCGGAGCAAGAAAAGGCGAAACACCTGCCCAGACACGATATAGATTGAAATTGAATGAAAATCCAGATACAATATACGATCCAGATAGTCGCTATCAAAAACTAGCGACTGCTGGTAGTCGAGGGTCACACGCTTTCGGTGTATTCAAAAATAAAATATACGTAAGCAGGCAGTATGAGTATCATGGTGATATAAATGGCAATTACAGGGATAAACCAAAATATGATAATAAGATCCCAATGTCCCGCGGCGATTTCAAAAATCCAGGTAGAATATGGACTGTTGAAAAAATAATATCCTTTTACATGTATCCAGATACCTTATCTGAATTGAAGAAAATTGTAAAGGGAATTGAAACAGAACTCAATATAAAAATCGCTGGTGCGAAATGGAGGCTTGAAATTAATAATGAAAAACCACATTCATATGAAAAATCATCATCAATAATACCAATAGATAATTATAAGAAGAAAAGTAAGGACGCTGATAATAAACACATTGACCATGCAGTTTCTCCAATGAATAAAAAGAAAAAAGTTGTACCGTCGAACATGGGGTCAAACAAACCAATTCCAGGAGCAAAAAAAGGTGAAACTCCTGCTCAGACACGGTATAGATCGAAACTGAACGAAAATATATTATCTTCTAAGAATTCTCTAGAACGTAGAATATTATTAACATGTGGAGGAGCTGCTGGACACATGACCCACCCATTTCATGATATGGCGCTTACATTTGGTGACTTAAAAGTATTGATAGTTAACGCACTTCAAGGCAAGCTAGAAACTGTATCTGAAAAGTTGGACGGTCAAAATATAATGGTTAGTTGGAAGAATGGCAAACTTATATTCGCTCGTAATAAATCACACGTTAAGAATTTCGGTACCGGTGCTCTTGATATTAATGGAATAAAATCCAAATTCGCGGGAAGAGGTACAGTATCAGATGCTTTTTCATTAGCGGCAGATGATCTAAATGCGGCAATACAAAAGCTTTCCGAAAAACAAAGAGAACTTGTATTTGGTGATGGTAGATTTTTTATGAATTTGGAAATTATATTTGTAAAAAACTTAAATACAATACCATATGATTCCAATATATTAATATTTCACGGAACAGTTGAATACAACGAAGCCGGCGAACCAATTGGTAATGTAGAGAATTCAGGAATGATGCTCGCTGATATGATTAAAAAAATAAACCAAAACGTCCAACAAACCTTCAACATATCAGGCCCAATTGTTTCTAAATTACCAAAATCGAAGGATTTTTCAAAATCACAACCAATATATCTAAACAGACTTGCAAAATTACAAAGTAAATTTAGATTGAAAGATACAGATATGGTAGCCAAATATCATCAATTGTGGTGGGAAGATTTTATTGATACGACAGCATCTAAGATGAAATTTTCAATTACCAACAAGGAAAAAATGGGGTTAGTGAGCAGATGGGCATTCGGCAACAAATCATTCAGATTGAACAAATCATTTATATCAGATGAAGGAGCCATTGGGTGGGCTGTTAAATTTGATAAGAATAATCAAGATGAAGTACAAAGAGCAAACATATTACCATTCGAATTATTGTTTCTTGAATTGGGCGCAGAGGTAATGTCAAACTATCATTCTCCACTTATAATTGATAAGGATAAGGCTACAGTTGAACTTAAAAAGGAATTGGCAGCGGCTGCAATGGAATTGAGAAAAACGAAAGATGTAAATAAATTAAAACAATTCAAACGAGCACTTGAAAAGATCAGGTCGATTGGTGGAATGAAAGCAGTAGTTCCGACTGAAGGGCTTGTTTTTTCATTTAGAGGGAAAATTTACAAATTAACAGGAAGTTTCGCAAACACCAATACCATATTGGGCTTATTGAAATATTAAAAATTCAAATCATTCATATTTATAGATATACAAAAACGGTTATACTATGACACTAATTAGAGTTAAAGGCGGCACAGTTAATGAATCATTACGTAAACGACAGATGCATAAATCTAGACGTAAGATTATTGATGTTCTGAATAACGAATACAGAAAGGATACATTTGGAACGCATGTTGTTACTCGTGATGAACGAGAAGCTAAAGAATTAGAAGCAAAGAACCTTAAAGAAGAAAAATCAGAAATATTTAGGGTTAGTCACACGTGTCCAAAGTGTAATAGATTTTTCGGCAACAGATTAGATAAGAAGTTTTATTATAAAACTAACCATTGTTTTGATTGCCAAGTTAAGTTTGAAACATCATTAAAGAGTAACGGAATATTTCTTCAATGGGAAAGAATGAAACTTCTGCAAAATGAATTATCGATATTTGTCGATCATAAACAAAAATTTGAAGATGCCCTGCGAGAAATCAAACCATATTCAGAACTTATTACCGACGCCGGGTACATTAATAAATTTGAAATAAGTCTAGAACAATTCCAACAAATCAAATCGGACATCCAAGCGGATCTTGATTTTATAGAGGAAACCGTACCGATCATGGTAGACAAATTAGCGGAAATAATTGAATCATTATTAGATAATCCTGTTTCTGGGTTGATTGCCGAGTATGATGTTATTTTTAGTAAATTATTTATTGGAATGGAAATGTCTGATGCTTAAAAATATACGTGAAATATTAATACTGGTTCTGGTTGTCATTATAGCATATCAATTTATATTCCCATCCAAAGAAATAATAGAAAAGCCCGTAACAGAGACAGTAATACAAACAGATACTACGTATGTGGAAGTAACTACAACCGAAACTGTATATTTACCTCGGTATATTACTAAAAATGACACGATTAGAATTCCAACCGTTGTCGATACACTTTCAATAATTCGTGACTACTTCACCGAATATACATACAACGATACATTAAAGGTTGAAACGTTCGGATATGGGTATTTGAAAGATACTATATTTATGAATAGAATAAAGTCAAGAACGGTATCGTGGGATTATAAAATTCCAGTTATTACAACTACAATAGAAACAACTATCACTTTACCACCCAGACGGGAATTTCAATTTTACGTAGGGGCTACCATCGGCGGAGACAAAACAACTATAAATTACTTTGGACCATCCATTGGATTCAAAACAAAATCAGACAAATTCTTTACAATCGGCGCCGGTATAGTTGGGACGGATAACATAGGAATGACTTTCTCCGCATATTATAGATTCAGACCCTTTAGATAATGGCAAAACAAGTAACTCAGGCTGAATTAATAAAAGAACGTATCACAGAAGAATATGTGAAGTGTAAGAAAAGTTGTTCGTACTTTCTTAACAAATATTGCTATATTCAACATCCGAAGCGTGGCAAAGTTAAATTCGATTTATACCCATTTCAAGAAAATTCACTTGATGCGATACAGAATAGCCCAAATGCAATTATTCTAAAATGCCGACAGATGGGAATTTCAACTCTCATTGCAGGATACGCCCTATGGTTGATGCTATTCCATAATGATAAATCAATTCTTGTCCTTGCTATTAAACAAGAAACGGCAAAGAATATCATTAAAAAGGTTCGGTACATGAATTCATCTCTTCCGTCGTGGTTGAAGATGGCTACTCCGGAAGATAACAAATTATCATTAGCGTTTAGTAATGGTTCATCGATTAAAGCAACGACATCAAGCGGGGAAGCGGGTCGTTCGGAAGCACTTTCATTATTAATATTTGATGAAGCAGCGTTTATTGATGATATCGAATCGATATGGGTAGCAGCTCTACCTACACTAGCACATGGTGGGCAATGCGTGGCGATTTCAACTCCAAACGGCGTCGGTAATTGGTTCCATAAGAAATATATGCAAGCCGAATCCGGAGAAGATACAAAATGGCTGTTTATGAAGCTCCACTGGACTCTTCATCCTGAATATAACCAGGAATGGAGAGATGGTATGGATAGGGAACTGGGAGCCAAGGAAGCGGCCCAGGAGTGTGATTGTCAATTTTCTAGTTCCGGAAATAGTGTAATTGAAATGGACTTGATCCAATTTTATAAAGACACATATGTTAAGGAGCCGTTGGAAAAACGCGGTCTGGGCGGAAATGAATGGTTATGGGAATATCCTCCACTAGGACAAGGAAATCGAACGTATATTATATCGGCAGATGTTGCTCGTGGAGATGGAGCGGATTTTTCAACGTATCATGTTATTGATATAGAATCATGTGTTCAGGTCGCGGAATATCGAGGACAAGTTGACACCACTTCATTTGGTACAATGTTGGTACTTGCCGCGAAATCATGGAATAATGCTCTTCTTGTAGTTGAACGTGAAAATCAAGGATGGGCGGTGATACAGGTTATAATTGACCATCAATATCCGAATTTATTTTATATATCAAATGATTTAAAATATGTAGAAACTGAACGGATGATGACTAATAAGTACAACGCGCAGGATAGGGGTATGGTTCCAGGCTTTAGTACAAACTCAAAAACAAGACCATTAATTATTTCCAAATTAGACCTTTATATGAGAGAAAATTCTATAGAAATTCGTTCAAGTAGAACAATTGATGAATTGTTTACATTTGTATGGACGGCTGGTAGGGCCCAGGCAATGCGAAGTTATAATGATGATTTGATTATGGCTCTTTCAATCGCGCTATGGATTCGAGATACTGCGCTTAGATTACGACAAGAAGGAATAGATCTAACAAAGAAGATTTTAGATGGTATGTCACTTGGTGGAAATAGCCACAATGCAATTTATTCAAATAATACATTGGCTAGCGACCCATACAAAATGCAAACCGGAACAGGCGAAGAAGAAGATCTTCGATGGTTATTATAATGGCTTATATTTATATAATAGAATCAACTATCCATTCCAAATTTAATATCATAATATAATAATATGGCAAATACAGACTTCAGAACAAGAATTAAGCGCATTTTCGCATCGGGCACAATAGTCCGGGTTCTTGGTAAGAATAAGATAAGGGTTATGGATACAGATGAACGTCAATCGTATCCAAAGAATAAGTATAGAAACCGACATGGGTATGGTAATCTCCAACGTGGAGCAGCATCAAATCAGAAAACTCAAAATTTAGCATATTTAACGAATAGGCGAGATTTGTTTAGAGATTACGAATGTATGGCGGGAGAAACAATAATTCCTCTTCCAGATGGAAATAACAAAACCATAAAGGAATTAGCAGAATTATATCCAACACCTGCAGACAAGTTTTATGTGTATTCATATGACCACAAAAATGATAATATTCAACTAGGAATTGCGCATTCAGTCCGAAAAACAAAAACGGCCCAAACGTATAAAATAACATTTGATGATGGATCTCATCTCATTGCGACGGACAACCATCCATTTTTAATGAGAAATGGAGAATATAAAAAAGTAAAGGATTTACTACCAGATGAATCGGTAATGCCATTTTATCAAAAACGCTTTTTCAACCAACGATATAGATTTGTTTACGGATTTTCCGATAAATGGATATCTGAACATCGTTTAGTTGCGACCCAATTTGATAGACAATTGAATGATAATGAAATAGTGCATCATTGTGATTTTAATAAGGAGAACAATCTTCCATCTAATTTAGAAATAATGGATGATTCGGAACACCGGGCATATCATATGATGATAAATAATAAATACATTTGGTCTCCTGAAAACTATGACAAACAATGTAAAGCAATTTCCGTTGGTCTAAAAGCGGCAAATTTATCTTGGAATGGTAAACGGAAAGGGAAAAACAATCCGTTTTATGGTAAGACACATTCTAGTAATTCAAATCAAAAGCGATCTCGTTCATTGCTCGAATTTCATAGTGATATTAATAATAAATCAAAATGGATAGGAAACAATAACGGACGATATAGAGAAGATATTACATTTGATTCACTTGAAGAACTTTCATATGAATTATATAAAAATAATAGTAAATTAACAAAATATGAATTAATTGAAGCCGCTGGTTGCAACGGCCGGTTGATGATGGCAAGAATAAGTGATGCCGGATACGATGATTGGTATTCATATAAAACATATATTGAAAATTCAATAAATCATAAGATAGTATCAATTGAATTACATGAAATTTTAGATGTATATGACATGACAGTTGATAAATATCATAATTTCGCGACAACCGTTTGTTTTGTACATAACTCAATGGACAACGACGCCATAATAGCATCGGCGCTCGATATATACGCGGATGAGTGCCTTGCGGCTGAAACTAGAATTCCATTATTAAATGGAAATATAAAAACCATAAAAGAATTGTTTGATGAAAATGTCAGTAATTTTTGGGTGTATGGATTAAATGAAGATGGAAACATGGAGCCTGCACAGGCTCAATGTGTTATATATAAGGGAAAATCGCAGGTATATAAAATAATACTGGAAGATGGAACCGAAATTAAAGCAACAGGAACACATAAATGGGTTGATGGTGAGGATAGAACGCTTAAGAAAACATCAGAACTTAAAATAGGCGATGGAATTTACACACTGAATACAAAAATCAGCGATCGTAAATTGAAAGGATATGCTATGATAAAGCATAATGGAAAATTTGAATTCGTTCATAGAATTGTTTCTTGGGCAACTAAATCATTAGTTGAAAGTAGAAAAGAAAAATCACGAAAAGCAGTTATTCACCACGCGTCTTTTAATAAATTAAATAATGATCCAACTCAACTCGAGTGGTTAAACCCGAATGAGCACTGGAAAGTTCATGCCAATTTCAATAAAAAAATATGGGCGAATGAAGAATTAAATCACATATATAAGGAAAAAACAAGAGCAGGTCATAAAAAATATTGGACACCTGAAATTAGGAATAAAAAAGCGAAACAACAGCGAGAATTTATGTATGGATTCTCCGCTAATATGTCACATGATGAACGCCGCGATAAATATGGAAACGCTGGGAGTCTAAATGGCATGTTTGGAAATGGAAAAAAACTAATAGGAAATAAAAATGGAAGATGGTTAGCTGATATTGATAGATTCGATTCAATCAACATTGATACTATTATTGATATATTAGTAAAGTCTGAGTATACGTTGGGCGCGCAGTTGACCATGGCCGAAATATTAGAAAAAGCAGGATATACATTTAATAGAACGGAACATCAGAAAATATCAAACGCAATATGTCAAATATATAATGTGAACAAAGTGTCACAATTTCCAAGAAAACATTATGGAATTAATAGTAAGAATCTCCTACCAAAGCTGAAAAATGAAATATTAACATTTGATAAAAATCCAAAGAGAAATTATAAAACATTATGTGATCAAGTTGGGACAACGATTCCTATAATGGATTCTGTTTTAAAAGAAGCAACATATAGAAACTTTTCAGATTTTGTTGATTCGACAAACCATCGGATAGTATCAATTGAAAAAATGAATGAATCAATTGATGTGTATGATATACTTAACGCTGGAGAAAGCCACGTATACGCGATCGAAACAAACGATGGTAGTAAATTATTTACTCACAATTGCACTAAAAAGAATGAATTTGGTGATATACTAAATATAACATCGTCCGATTCGGAAATTCAAGAAATACTACATAACTTATTCTATGATATTCTAAACATTGAATTTAATCTTTGGCCTTGGGTTCGTAGCGTCTGTAAATATGGTGATCTATTTTTAGGAATTCAAATAAAAGAAAAGGAAGGCATTCAGAACATTGTTCCACTATCGGCATATGAAATAATCAGAGAGGAAGGATTTGATCCAGAACGTCCAGCCGAAGTTAGATTTGAATATGATGGTATTTATGGCAAACGTACATTTGATAATTATGAGGTAGCACATTTTAGACTTCTCAGCGATTCAAACTTCGTGCCATATGGCAAAAGTGTGATTGAAAACGCAAGAAGAACTTGGAAACAGGCAACACTGCTTGAAGATGCAATGTTGATCCATAGAATAATGAGGGCACCTGAGCGTAGAGTATTCAAATTGGATGTTGGTAATATTAATCCCGCAGATGTAGAAAGCTTTATAAAGAAACAACAAGCCACTCTTAAAAAGATACCATATATCAATCCGGCAACAGGAGATTATAATCTAAAATATAATATCCAGAATCTAACAGAAGATTTTTTCCTACCAGTTCGTGGTAGTGACAGTGGTACTTCAATTGAAAATCTTCCAGGACTTGAATACCAAGCAATAGATGATTTGGAATTTGTACAAAAACGACTATTTGCCGCGTTGAAAATACCAAGGGCATATCTTGGATATGAAGAGGACACCAGTGGCAAAGCAGTATTAGCACAAGAAGATTTCAGATTCGCTGGGACAATTGGAAGAATTCAATCTATGATAGCATCCGAACTATATAAGATTGCGGCTATTCATTTATATACAATTGGAAAGACCGATGAATCACTTCTTGATTTTACGTTAACATTGGCAACGGCATCCACAGTATACGAACAGGAAAAAATCAGAATTTGGCAGGAAAAAATCCGAACTGCACAAGATGCTAAAGATAATAAAATGGTGTCCGAAGATTGGATTTATGATAAAATCTACGGACTATCAGAAGATGAAATCAAAGAACAACGGGAAAAAGTCGCTGAAGATCGTATGAGGCAATTTAGATATACCCAAATCGAAGAAGAGGGAAATGATCCAGTCGATTCGGGACAAAACGTTCAAGGTGGGCAAGTTGTCGATCCGTTTGCCGACCAATCAGGATTCAAAGGAGAAGATACATCGGGCGCTGATGATTCAGATAATCCATCTTTAAAGAAAGGTGGAAGACCCAGAGAAAACCAAACGAAATACGGCACAGATAAGCATTCACTTGGTAGAGATCCAACCGGAAATAAAGAAAACAGCCCATCCACATCTGCAAATGAAATGCTTCGAATGATACAGAATATGAAATCTAAACGTGGGATGTTAGTTGAAAAGGAAGCATCTCGGCCCGCATCTATGATGGATGAGGAAAACATAATCGAATAAATAAAAATAAGATTATATTTATAGAAGATTTAGTGTACTTTATATTAATTTATTATGAAAAAATTACGGCATTCGAAATTTAAAAATACAGGCTTTTTGTTTGAGATTTTGGTAAGGCAGATCACATCTGATATCATGGCTGGAAAACAAAAATCAGTATCGGAGCGATTATTAGCCAAGTATTTTAACAAAAATACAGAAATCGGCAAAGAGAATGCCTTATATCAAATTCTTGTCAAGGAACGCACCACAGATGTCCGCAGGGCTGATAGTGTATTAGATGCGGTAATCGATGCAAGAAAAAAGATAAAAGAAGCAAAGCTCCGGGTTGAAAAGTTTGAACTAATAAAGGAAATCAAAGAACATTTTAATGTAGATGATTTATTTAGTTCAAAGTGTCCAACATATAAAACATTGGCATCTGTATATAAGGTATTTGAAAATGCCACATCCGATGAATTATATAATCCATCCAACGTATCAGAATCAAAGACAACCATCATTGAATCTATATTGAACATACCGAACAGCCCATTAAGCGCTGAAGATTCAGTATTGGAATATTTCAAAAAACAAGATGTTCGAACTAGAACTCTTTCATATAAAATATTACTTGAAAACTTCAATAAAAAATATGCGGGATTAACAAAAGAACAAAAGGAATTATTAAAAGAATATATTATAAACGTAGCAAATACTAATTCTCTACGAGAAACTACTAATAAATTTGCAGATATCGCAACCACAAAGCTAAACGCATTTCTTTACGATATAGATGATTCAGTTACTAGAATAAAATTAAAAGAAACAATTAAGCAGCTGGATAAAGTGAAATCCGGTAGACTTGTCAAAGAATCGCAATTAAGCGCTTTGATGCTCACATTTGAACTTATATCAGAGATAGAAAATGTCACAAAGCTATAAAAATGAAGCACTTCGCTCAGTTGAAGTCACATATGATAATGGTACGAAAATCAAAACATCAATGGCGGCTGGATTATCTGATGCTGAAATAAAAGATTATTTCAAAGTCGGCAAGCAATTCAATATAGGGTCAGGTAGCAAAGACAAACTAGTTAAAGTAAAATCAGTTAAAATATTATCAGAAGATAGTATCAATGAAAAAATAACAGCCGATGGCAGGGAACTTGGGCTGTTTATCGACAATGATTCACAATTATATAATTCACGATTCATGCCGATCATAAAGAATTTATCTAGAAAAATGAAAAGCGGCAAGTTTGACATTAAACTAGCGGCAAAGGGATTCAAATATCTAGTGGATGATGGCGCAAAGAAATACGCGAAAGAATTCGGCAATGAAAAAGAGTGGATCACGATGTTTAGCAAAGAAGATAGATTGACGTTGGCTATCCAATACGCTGAAGAATTTAAAGACATGTATGATAATCAAGAATATGATTTTATGAAGCATGAATCGGTCCAATCCGTTAGAAATTTAATCAATGAAAAAGAAAACGGCATGATTGGTGTTTTTGACGCAATTGATACAAAGGTGGACAATCCTACAACTCAGAATGTTGCTAAATTCTTAGAAAGAGTTGGGTGTAAAAATAATTACGCTAAACGTTTGGCAGATGGGTACATGAAGTACAAAGATGGGGTAATGTCAAAGGAAAGAGCCGCTTCAACGTTGATGGAAACTATTAATGAAGCATCTGAAACGTATCGTTTATTTTTAATGGGAACCGGTTGGTGGGTCATTGGACAGGGTCCAGCCGCATTGAATAAAAAGGTACTCAAATCTGGTAAAGAACTTGCCCTGTTTCTACGGGATAAGGGAATTGGTGATAAAATCACAAATCTAAATACGTTAGATAAGAAGTTTCATAATTTGGCATTGGGTAAATCAATTGATGATATTGTTAGATATTTGAAAAAAACAATTCCTGCATATAAATTGGCAGAAGGCATGACTTTAGATCAAATTAAAAAGGCAGTTGATTCTGGAAAAAAAGTGCACTGGGCGAACAAAGGGTATACCATCATAAAGGATACAAAGGGGCAATATTTAATTACACACGATAGAGGAAACACAATCGGGTTAACTTGGAGGGATGGTAAAACATTGAACGGGGAGCCTAAAGAATTCTTCTTAGCAGAATCAATCACAGAAGAAAGAAAAGGGACTGGCTATAAAAAACTATTCGTATCTATGATGAAGAAAGCAGGTATAGCATCACCAGGTGATTTTAAATCAGATGAAGAAAAGAAGAATTTCTTTGATAAGGTAGACGCTGCATGGGACGCTGGTGATAATGAAGGTGACGTTGATGAAACGACAACCAACGCTAATGTAGCCGGATATAATACCCCAGGTGCATTTAGTAAGGACAACAAATCAGCAAAAAAAAAAGAAAGTAAATTAACGGCAATAGCACATGGGACGTTCGCTAAATCAATTAATGAAAACATATACGCATTAAGTACAGTAGAAGATTGGGCAGACGAAATAAAGAAAGGACTTAAGTTACCTTGGATTGGTGTTACAATTAGTACACTTGGTGGAGCAAAAAGAGCATCCATTATATTTAAAGTAAGTCTTGATAAAAAAGAAGATTGGGCAAATAAGATTTGGCAAAACTCTAGATACGGAATGTTCACTGCATCATATGACGGTACACTTGAAATGTATTCACATGATAGACAACATACAGCAAGATTCAGAAAAACAAAAATCAAAACAGCAAAGGATGTTATTACCAAAATTAATAAATGGGCATCTGAAAGTGAAACTATGAATGAAACGAAAAAAAGCTGTTCATGTGGTTGCGGCGGGTGCGATGAATCAAAGAAATTGAACGAAGCACTGGCAGTCGGTGCGGAGATATTCAAAGCTAAAGATAGTATGTGGTATGTGGAATTTCCTATGGACGACCCACAGTATGAGATGGGAAGCAACCCAATCCCACACGGACCATTCGATTCTCAATCCGCCGCTTCAAGTTATGCATCGAAAAAGAAACCAACTTATTACAGAATTGATAAAAGTGGAAGAGAATCAGCACCTAAAAATCCAGTGAATCCTAAAGATGGTAAATTGAAATCAGCATCGACATCTGCTATATATCGCAGGGGTCTTAAATAAGA